TGGCCATAGTCCTGTCATAATTTTCACCACATATCCATGGAAGGTATAACACCTTCTCTCTATCTAACATTATTTCCGTTGGCTCTTGGTATAATGTTATGTTATTATATTCTCCTAACAATAAGTCAGGGCTATTGACATCATTTGTATTTTTAAAATAGGTATCATGATTACCTGGAATCATGTGTATGTCTATACCTAAGTCTTGTGCCTTCTGAAAGAAGTATCTTTTACAAGACCTTAATGTATTAAAGTTAATATATTTTCGTCTATCAAATATGTCACCTAAGTGGCATATAGTTTTAATATCATGTTCAACTAAATAAGGAAAGAATGTTTCATCATAAAACTTAGCAAAATAAGCATCGAAAGCTAGACTGTCTGATCTGGCACCAAAATGGGTGTCCGTAACTAGAGCTACTTTCATAAGTTAGCCCTCGTATATAGCGCTGTTAGCTCCGTGTTCTCGAACTTCGCATGAGACAGCGTAACATCTACCATTGGATTTCTTTTTAACTAAATCATCTGCAAAATGGAATGCGTGTTCCGCAAACTTCTCACAGCCTACACCATTCATTACTCTTACTTCTGATAATCCTTTTTGTTCTATCTCTAGGAAATAATTTAAGTGTTCATCATGTTTGTCTACTGCATGTTTGTGATCAAAAGAATCTTTTAACCAAGCCTTAAGTTCTTTTAGATCTCCAAAGTCCACTACCCAATTTTTATCATCTAGGCTATCACAGCCAAATTTAAAACTAAAGGATAAAGCATAACCATGTAATAAACTACAATGACTATGGCTGGCTAAGGGTTGTCTAAACATACAAGACAATCCTTCCTCGTGTCCATATGTTTTAGTTGATAAATATTTAAACTGTCTCATTCATTAACTCCTGATATAAATTTGTTGCCGAGAAATATTCTCTCTCAAGCATGTCTCTGTTACTAACAATGGCGTCCTGTATTTCTGGTGCTCCAAAGTTGTTCATCATTGTTTTTATTTTACCTATAAGTATTTCTTGATTTTCTTTATAAGTTTTCCAATTCTCAGTAAATGCTGAAGGGTATTTAAATATATCCTCATACATTTCTACATAAGATAGTCTGTTAGGAACAAGAGGAATACCTCCTGCTCTAAGTATTTCATAACAGCTAATGCCTAATGTCTCTTGTAGGTTAGCTGAGAAAACCATCTTAGATTGTTCTAATAGTTTGTTGTATTCTTTCTTTGTTAACTTGTAATCGTTACAATTAATCCATTCATATTCTGGCATTGCCTTAGCTAAGTCCTGGAATATTTCTAGTTGTTTTTCTGGTGCGTTTCTGTGAGGGAATAGGATAATATCCTGTTTGTTTGTACTAGGAGTTAAATGTGTATTTAAATATTCCATAGGCCAGCCACTCCGAACAATTTTACTTCTTAAATATTCTTCGTCTTGTTCTCCATCAAACATAACAGTAGCAAACATTCCTATATGAAATTGTGAGGCAAAATAGTTTCTATCAAAGGCATCAAACATAGCATATTCAGTATGTCTAACCCATTTAGCATCTCCAATTCTTCTACCTAAGAAATCATGTACATCATAACTACCTGCGTGCCATAATCCATGTATAGTAATCTTAATATTTAAAAGCTCAGCCATGTATTTTAATTGTAATACACCAGGGTGCCAAGCATCTGCAAAAACAAAATGATCTCCATCTAGTATTTGTTCTTTCTGAAATAGATCTGCGATTATTTTAACTTGTTCTGCTTTGTATATGTTTGTGCCTGCAAAGTCTAAGAAGGCACCGGGAGTTGTTCCATTAGCAATATCATCTGGACCTTCAATTACTACAATGTCCTGTCCTGTTTTGTCTGCTATAGACTGAGGGAATTCTGATTTCCATTGAGAAGTATATCTTGTCTCAACATACTCTAGATCAACTAAATAAATCATTTTCTATAATACCCCCATTTTCATTATCCTCAAACACTTCAACTCTAACTGCACGATTAGGATAATGTTCTTCTATATAATTTATAAGATTTTCTGCTACCATCTCACATGATTGGTAGTCTAAGTGAATTACATTCTTTGTAAAGAGTCTTTCTAGTTCACGCTTAAATTGTATGAACTCTACATCTCTATCGTTATGTTCTACACCTAGTGTTACATAGAAATGGAAGATGTGTCTGTGAGGATAACCAAGGAAACTTACATCGTCCCAACCACCTGTAGCATACTTAGGGTCTGTATCTGCACCAGGAAATTTATGTATGCCTTCCTTTTGGAAGCTTACTTTTATGTAGCGTTTGCGTTTAGCCATGTTGGTACCTCTCTGTTTGTGTATCTAGCAAAGTCAATTTTATATTTGTTGTAGTATCTACGATAAGAGTTGACTACACTCTTACCTTTTACATCATCAGGCATTGCTAGTGGCAAGCCTTTTACATCTGCTGTATTAGCATGTGGAATATTCTTAGGTGCATACCTAAGTAAGTGTTCTAATTTTTCTTGTGTTAAGTGTAACCTACCATACCTATGAGTATATTCCTTACATAGTTTAAACCATAGATCATATAGATAATCATAATTGGCAGAACTATTTCTAACCCATAAACCATCTGGATGGTTGACATGACTGGCCTTGTATAAAGTAGCCTCCATGTTAGAGTTTGGATGTCGCCACCTTTTAATTTTTCTACCTTTGTCTGTAAGCTCGCCATATAATTCTCCGTCTAAGTACCTATGTGCTGTAGACATAAGCTGTGCATATTCAATTACCATTTTAACAACATGCTTATCACAATGTTGTTCTGCACATAGTAATGGGTTTTCGTTAAGTAAGAATATATTCATGTTAATGTCCTATGTGCATGCCAATTACGACACCCAATCCTAATACAAACCAATCGAAAACAAAATGAAATGCAAATGATAATGCAAATATTTCTTTCCAATGTATCCTACATATATTATATTTTTCTTTTAAGTAATAAATCATTCAAACAAATCCTCTAAACTACTAGGTGCCTCTGTACCAACAGCCATACTCTTCATACTGCCACCTAAGTATTGGTTATTTTCCCAAGCATCATACTGCTCACGATTAGTTACATTATAGAGGTTCCTGAACTGTCCGTCAAGTTTCATCTTTACCGTAAATGCTAAAAGGGTATCTTTATCATTCATCATAGATTCTAAGTGTTTCATAAAGTTCCTAATAGACATTAGGATAAATGCTGTTCTAACATAGATCCACTTGTTTAGATTGCCGTATTTCTCTTTAGCCTTCATACTAGGTGTATTCATAATGGTGTGGAATTCGTCTAGATCTACGCCTAAATTGATTGTTTCTTGTACATTATCATACATTTCTCGATACAAATTAGACATCTTTCTAGAAAACTTAGTTGTGCCTTTACCCATGTAATATAAACCTGTCTCAACCGCCCTGCTATGAGTTGTAGAGTCATAAGATATTTCTACATTGTCATATAAACCGTTCTGACAAAAGACTAGATAAGGAATCATACGCCTAATACTACCTACTCCTAATACATGTAAGTGCATTTTTTCTTGTGGCCATACTTTAGCAATTTCTGTAGCAATAAAAGCTCTCTTAACATCTTCTAATGGACCTGTACCTAGAGCTGCTGCTCCCATTGCCACACCACCAATTCTGTCATGCCATTCTGTAGGAACTTCTTCCATTAGACATTCATACCATCTTAGATATGTATCAATACAATTACCTTGTAGAATAATATAAGGTTTACAATTACTACCTGCTTTATCAAATATTTCTAGTTGTCTTTTAACATTCCTACCTGTCTTACGAGCTAGTTCTTCATAGTTTTCAAAGTCAAAGAACCTAGCCTTTGTATCGTTCCTATCAGATCTATCACCTGTAAGTATAACAGGTATCTCATCAAAGCACATACCTACATCAGCCCATTGTGCCTGGTTCTCATATACTTTATCTTTTAATTCATCTGTAATAACCATACCTTGTGTAACGATCTGCAAACCACCTGAGTCTGCGTGTATCTCATGGACATGATCCTTATATGCTGTAAACCTATCACCAAAGCTGGACTCCGTATGTCCATTGTAAAGCATAGAAAATTTATGACTATGTACATCAGTTACTAATTTGTCTATTAGCATGTTAATAATTTGTGAATTCGTTTCGTCTTTAGCTATACCAGGATTACTGAACCTCATATAACTTGTTCCTGAAACTACATAGTCTAGTTTTCTACTCATGATTTTAATATCTCCAACAGCATACTTGCCTGTGCATTGGCATCATCTAAAGCATTATGATTGTTTGCCTTAGGTAATCTTTTGTCTAATACATTCATCATTGTTCTCAAACAATAGATGTCCCAAAATTTCCAAGGGATATGATGCCCAATTGCCTTGAAAGCATTCTCAAGAATCACTACATCAAAGTTAGCACCGTACCCCCAAATAGGAATGGACTCATCACCATACCAATCTGTAAATTGTTTAAAAGCAAACTCCATAAGATCAGGATCTTTTTGCCAAGCTAGTTGTTGTTCTTTAGGTTGGTTCGCCCACCAGTTAATAGTGTCTGGATCTATATCTAAACCTGCTTCTTTGCCTTGTCTAGCATCTACATTAATATAAAATGTATCTGTCTTTCTAAGGTTCTCAATTTTAATAGCGCCTATAGAAACAATAGCTGCGTTACTTCTTGTACTTAGTGTTTCTAAATCTACGACTACATGTTTGCCATTAATATCCATTATCTTGGGTTTACCATTTGTTGTTGTGTAATATTATCAAAGAATTCTTTCTTTAGATCAGGCTCTTTAAAGCCACCTCTTAATACAGTTGTCTGTGTCATAGAGCTATGTGCCATAATGCCTCTGTTCTCACAGCAACCATGCGTTGCCTGTATGTAGACACCTACATGTTCTGTTTCACATTGTCTCTGTATTTCATTAGCTATCATTACATTAAGTTCTTCTTGTAATGTGCCTCGTCTAGAACACCATTGTGCTATCCTTGTGTATTTAGACAAACCTAATAGTTTATCACCTGCAATTAATCCTATGTAGGCAATGCCGTTAACAGGCTGGTGATGATGAGAGCACATGCTTTTCAATTCACTTCTTACTACTAACATACCTTCATAACCACCTTCTACATAGTTAGGAAAGCTGTTAGGGTTAGGCATGTCTAAGTATCTACCTGACATAATTTCATTAATATACATCTTTGCTAGACGTCTAGGTGTATCCTTACTATTAGGATCGTTCTCTACATCAATAACTAATCCTTGTAGGACTGCCTCGAATGATGGAACTAGCTCGTCAATTAATTTTTGCTTGTCGCCTTCTTCTAATACATTAGAGATATTATCTCCAGCATAGAAGCGTTGTCCTAGCTCTTGTAATTTAATTTTTAATTTTTCACTTGTTTTCATTTTGTCTCCCATGGGTATACTATCCATTGTTTATTATTATAGAGTTTTTCGCCTTCATAGTCAAGTTTCATTGTACCAATTTTGCTATGGAGGACTGCCCACTTTCCATTGGGAGCATGTTCTCTAATAGATGTTATTGTTTCACCTGAGTCACATATATCATCTACAAATAAAATGTCTGATGATTGATTCTGATCTTCATTTCTAATTGCTAGAAGTTCCTCTATCTTTCTTATGTCTTTATGTCTTCCATCTCTTGTTTGCCACTCTAGTGGAATGAAAGGAATATCTAAAGCATGAGATAACATGACACCAGGAATAACTCCTCCTCTACTAATACCTACAATAAGGTTAAAAGGAATAAATTCCATCTGATATCTGTTAAAACTTTGTCTGTCTTTTCTAATGTCATTAACTAACACATCTACAATTTGTCTTACGCCTTGCCAGCTTACATTTAATTTAGGTTCTGTCATAATTTAACCGCCAATATAAATAAAATTAGCAGTTGAATAATTACTACTAATAATAGTTCTACTGCTAGTATTGTATGATACCAGATCCACCTAGTTTTATAGGCATTATCTATATTTAGATCGCCTGGATCAGGATCTTTCCAAGTATCAATATCTTGCTGAGGATTCTGTCCCCATAGTGTTTCTTTTATGTCCTTCCATTTCATTTAAGTACCCCACGCGTTGCCAAATAAATCGATATGTAATCGAGGGCTAAACTTGTATCCTGTTTTCATACAAGCTTCTGCTACGCCTTTAGCAGTCAATGTTTGTTGTTCTAATGTAGCGCCTTCAGGCATACAGTAAACAGCATCTATCTGTACACCACTTTTCTGATAAGTTAAATAAAATTTATTAACTTCCTCGAAGTCATCTATATCTCTTACTACAAATTTATTATAAAGATGACTATTATATACCTGGTTCATTGTAACAAGAGCATCAGGTATCAAAGCGTCTTCGTTTTTCTCACCACTAAGACTTAGTTTAGGAGATGTACTCCATGTTACATGTATATTCTTATGATTAACATTAAAGAACTCTACAAGTTCGGGTTTAATTAATTGTGTTCCATTAGTTTCAAAGGTAACATTTTTTAATCCTACTTCCATACACATTGCAATTAATTCAGGCCATACTCTTTGCCAACCTAGTAAAGGTTCACCACCTGTAATAACTAAATGTATATCATTGTTCTCATCAAACCTACCTCTAGGAAGTAGACTAACAATATGTTCAAAGACTTCATCAACTGTCTTTGTCATTTGTAAATGTTTGTATTTCATAGCCCAACTAGCAGAACTATCACACCCAACAGGTGTAACTGGAAGTTCTGAAATGTCTTTGTATGCCTCGGGGTGTGTTTTGTCGCCTTTAGGATCTAACATATAAGGCATCTGATCTGTAGCAATATAGTTGCCACGCTCTTGTCCAAATCCTGCACACTCAAAGTTACAGCCAAAAGTTCTTAAGAATACACTAGGTACTCCTACGAATCTACCTTCGCCTTGTATGCTATAAAATGCTTCGCTGTATCTCAGTTTCATAATATGATATTATATATAAAGGTTAAGTAAGAATCAACCTACTTTTAGCGCTTTTGGTTGACCTTTTTAACCAAATACTGCTATCCCTTTTGTTCCTTTGTTGTATTCAAATAATCTAAAGTCTAATCCAGACTTATCTATGGCTGCTGTTGTTTCAGGGTGTACTGAATCATAACAATCAATAACCATTGTCTGTACTTTATCTTTCCAATAATCTATTGCCGTTGTTACAGCTTGTTCTGAATGATTAGCATCGTACCATAGTACCGTATACTCCTCATACATTTCTGCCAATTCAAAATCTTTATTAAATATATTTTTTTCGTATGTTATTTTATCCCAGCCCTTAGTATTCTCTTTGAACCGTTCTTCTTGTTCTTCTGCAGTACATACTAGGGTATTTAAAAAAGCTTCTAGTTCAGGAGTCATAACAGACGCTCTTCCTTTAGTTCCTATACCTGTAAAAGCCTCAACACAATGTATAGAATACTCTTTACCTGCCTGTTCAAAAGCTTCTGCCCAGGCTACTGCTGATTTACCTATGTAAGAACCTATCTCTATCATTCTAACAGGCTCTGTAAATTTATGAGATAATGTATTAACAATATCTGTAAAGTCCCATTGATAAAAACCGTTGATATCCTTACTCGCTTTTCGCATCTGCTTCTGCCTTCTCTTTAGCTGCAAGTTCCTCTGCTTTAATTTTTTCATCTAAGTATTTAGGTCTACGCTTAGGCATTTTCTTACCTTCATTAGCTTTATCTGCCTTAGCATTATCAGCCTCAGCTTGTTCGATAATGTTTCTCATATAACTTAGATAATCGTTTGAATGTTCCGTTCCATCTGCAGAATCATTTAAAATTTGTTCTATGTCTAAGCTCTTAATATATTTAAACTTAGTTTCCATTTGTCGTTTCTCTTTTTGGATACGCCTAATGAAAGCATAGTATGTAATTTGTGTAAAATAAGCAAATGGGTTTGTGGATTTTGCTGGATCAAAGTTGTCCATGTATGTTAGACAGTTTTCAATACCATCTAATATCATTTCATCTCTGAATGTATAATTAACAAAATTAGATTTATAAGCTAAGTGATTTGCTATCTTAACAAAGCACTCTCCAATATAATTTGTTACTCGAGGCCTCTCTTCTCCACTTTCTTCTGCCTCTATTCTTGATTCTCGGTACTCAGATATTCTTGCTAAGAATTCCTTGTTGTCAATGTAGTGTGCCGAGTTCGGGTCACGTCTTTTAGCCATAATATACTCCTATTATTTACTTGGTAAATTTGCTTCTACAAATTCTCCTATTAATTCAATTTCTTTAGTGGACAAGTTAGCTGCTTGTCCCCACATCATACTACTATTCATACCTACCTTTTCTCTATTCTTATATGAGATAAGTCTACCACTAATATAATCTTTACTTTGTCCTGCTAACATAGGAAACATTCCTTGTCCCTGTCCTTGTACTCCATGACATGCTGCACACCCAGACCATAAACTTCTAATATCACTAAAAGGATCTCCTGCTGCTAATGCTTGTTTTGCCTGTAATATTTCTACCACTGTTCCATTCTCTTCAACATAATTTGCGTAACATTGTCCTACGCATGTACTGTTACTTGGTATGTTTTTATGTTCAACATTTGGATATATAACTCCTACGAAAAATATCATAAAAACTGCACATCCTACTAAAACTATTCCTAACTCTCTCATATTCCTTAATGTATTTGTTTATTTACTATAGCATCTGCCAATTCAATCATTGTTTCTACTTCTTCATCTGATACAATCATTTCATCTTGAGATGTTTCAAACTCTATTTTATTAATATAACATTGATCTACCATTTTTTGGTATCCATCAATGAAATGTTCTTGTAGAGTAGCCATTGTTATAACATTATATCTTTCAACAATGAATACTTCTTCTTCAGCTATTGATACCCAAGGTCTTAAGTGTACCTGTTCTCCTAGCTGTCCTTCGACAGGCATTAGATTTGTTATCAACTCTATTGGGTGTTCTATTTCTATAATGTCTCCGTCTACTGATAGTTTACCTACTAGTGTAGAGCCATTTATTAACTTTATTATACTTACATCAGACATCTATTTTAACAAGTTTATAATTGAATTGTTCTTCATTATAAATCTTGATCCTCTCCATTAAGTGATTTAAAGTGTAGTTCTTTTTTTCTTTCCACGACAAATCATCACCAATATCAAAAAGATTACATGTTACTTTGTTGTCTCCTTTTCTCAATCCTCTTCCTATACTTTGTAAGTTTCTTATTCTACTCTTACTAGGAGAGGCAAAGACAATATTATGTAGGTTCCTTATATTTATACCCGTGGAAAATGTGCCATATGAGGCAACGATAATAGCATCGTCTTCTTTCTCAGTTAACGCTCTTATTTCTTCTCTTGTCTCTGTATCTGTGCCTCCAAATACAAAGAATACTTTTCTATTCTTACAGGACTCTTGTAACATTTCAAATAACATCTTACCATGCTTTTCTACAAATTGAAATAGCACTAGTGTATTGCCGTCCTGGGCCATAGTTAAGTTCTTAATAATTTCATTACGCTTAGGATTAGTAACGATCCAATCTATTTCTTCTTGATATGACATACCTTTTAATAACTTTCTTTCTATCTCACCATAGTTAAGCATGCAACATATAATTTTTAGATTAGCTACTTGTCCTGCGTCCATTAATTTTTTAGTAGTTGTTACCTTATGTACTTGTCCAAACACACCTTCTAATACTAGTCTATGTGTCTTAGTGCCATCTAGAGTACCCGTAGTTCCTATTCTATAAGGTGTATTAACACACTTGTTCATAAGAGTTGTTAAGGATTTAGCCTTAAATAGATGTGCTTCGTCTCCGTAGAACACATCAAACTGCTCAAACCATGCCTTAGGATACTTGTATATAGATTGCCATGTACTAATTGTAATAGGAAACTCATTAGTCTTTTCTTTACCACCATATATTCTATGGCAGTTTTCGGAGACTCTCCAGCCGTTTTTTGTAGAGTAGTCTGCAAAGTCTCCGTACATTTGTTCTACCAACGATGTAGTAGGAACAATGATTAACTGTTTTCTGCCTTTCAGTTGATGGTAGCGTATAAGACTGTAAACAATAAGAGACTTCCCACTAGCAGTTGGAGATAGGAGAAGAGTTCTCCCAGCATTAATTGCTTGTGTAATTGCCTCTTTCTGATAGTCTCGAATTTCGATATCTTTCTCATTGGATTGTAACCTCAGTTCGTTAGTGAATCGTTCAATATCTATTTCCTCACTGATGTCTGGCATGTTTATTTCTATCTCATACTCTAATGTATCAGCGAATTCTTTTAGGTAAGGTAGTAAGCCTATATAGAGTTCACGATTGTAAATACTAAATAGTCTAGCCTTACCGTCCCATACTTTCTTCTTATATAATGGCATGAACCTAGCGCCTGGCACATCAAAGGTAAAGAAGTCACATATTTCCTGAGCAGTACCTGGATCAGTATCTACTACAATATGTACTTCGTCTTTCTTTGTTACCTTGATCAACTTTTTTTGCTCCTAGATATCGGCCAAATATTTTTCACTAGTAGGACCCATTCGTAAACTTGGTCCATTCAATAGCGTTTTTAATATCAAAAGATCGACTAGAAATCGACTTCATAACACTATCACATAGGGTCATACAGGTGTTTATATACTCCAATTTATCAGTAAGTTTAATTATCTCAGGGTCTGTGTCTAAGAATTCATTCATCTGATTATTTAACGGAGCATTGCCGAGGTACTGATCCCAGCCTAAATCGTTTAATTGTTTTTGGTCCAGTTCACCACGATAGTATTTCCATTTCAACCTACGATGTGTCATTAGGTTACTTTGTGCCTTACGACATTGTAATCTAAATGTTGTTAAGTGATTGAGATACTTAGAATGTAGTTCTGGTATCCGTGTGGACTCCTGTCCTAGGTTAAGCTCGTCAACCTTACAGTCTTTTTGCCACATGTTTTGTAGTTCTTCTAGAGTTATCATAATATACACATTATACGACCTTACCTAGTAAGAGTCAAGATGTTATTGTACCTTTTGGTTAAACTGTTTCGATTTCGTATCTAGTATAAGCAAACATGGCTACTCCTACCATATAATCTGTTTGTCCTGTACTAATCTCGAAGTCCATTCCCTGTAAACTAGTAGGGAAAGCATCAATAAATTTAATGTTAATTTTTGGGTTGTTGTTAGAATCTAATAGTGTAAGCGTAGCATCTGAATGCTGTCCTAAACCTTTTAATGTGTCAGGACTTACATCTGGTAATCTATATTCTTGTTTTTGTGTGAAGTTTGAGGACTGTTTATAGTTCTCAGGGAAACCTAAGCCAACCATCCAGTCAAATAGCTCTTTGTAGTTCTTCATATCTTCTTGTATGAGGAACCTTATCATTAAAGTACCAAACTCTATCTTATCTCCTGGAGTTGGTATAGTTGTAAAGGGTGTATCCTGTAGAGCAGGTGGTAAATTCATCTCTGGAATGTTAGCTGCTTGACAGAAGTAACTTGTATTAGGAATGTTATGTATAGCAAACTTAAATGCGTTAGGACGCAAGTAATCTAGTTCGTTAGGGTTGTTATTACTCCACGATGCGTCTGAAACATTCGTAATATTGGTTGTCGTCATTTACCTTGTCCTCTGTACTTTTTAGTAGCTCTTTTTTTATGTTTGTTCATTGTAGAAGTACTAATTTTAACACTTCTACCTCTACCACCAGTTCCTATACTGGATGCTTTTCTACTGCCTTGTCTGTTTTCTGCTTTCCTAAATTGTTTTGCCATAATATACTCCTAATTAAAAACTTACTGATATACCACAACCACATGCACTCGTTTGTTGTGGGTTGTTAAATTCAAACCCTTCATTTAATCCTTCTACCTTCCAAGATATAACTGTACCCTCTAACATTTCTTCTGATAAAGGATCTAGCCATAAAGTAAACTCTCCAAAATTAATTGGTGTGTCCAAAGGTTTGCCTTGTTCTGCGTAATCAAATTCATACGAAAAACCTGCACACCCGCCACCGGTTAGGCCAAATCTAACACCGCCTACTCCTTTTTCCTTTACTTTACCTACTACCTTTTCTAAAGCTTCGGGTGTAAAGTCTACACCTGTTGGTTTAGATGTAGCAATCATATTTGGATTAAAAGATTTAACTGTCAACTGGTTCTCCATTGTGTTGACGGTGTGCCTTCTTAGTATCCCAATCTTTAAGAGCTTGTTTGATACTATCTTCTGCTAGTACTGAACAATGTAACTTAATAGGCGGTAACTCTAGTGCCTCAGCTATGTCTTTATCTTTTATTTCTAAAGCCTCAGCCATTGTAATACCTTTAAGCATTTCTACGAACATTGTTGAGCTAGCAATAGCTGAACCACAACCGTAAGTTTTAAATTTAACATCTAATATAACATCTGTATCAGGATCTACTTTTAAATCTAGTTTCATAACATCTCCACATGCTGGAGCTCCCGTCATTCCGGTTGCAATGTTAGGATCGTTTGGATCAAACCTTCCTACTCCATGTGCTGCTGGGTTATTTAAAACATCTTCAAATCTATCTACTACCTTTTTACTATATGCCATAATTGTCGTCTCTTGTCTTGTATTATTAGTATTTATAATACTTTATATCTAACCATATGTAAAGAAGGACAAATACCATTTGTATATATAGTATGTCCAAAATAATTTGGACTTGACACACACACAGGAGAATAATATGTCAGAGAATAAATCAGGCTTTGAAATACGAGCCGACTTGCTTGGTCAAGCACAATGTATAGTAGAACAAAATCGTCAAATGTCTTTAGACAAATATCATCAAGATGTTTGTAGAGCACAAGACGCAAAGGATATTCCTTATCCTGAGTTTCCTATACTAAAACCAATGACAGCTGAAGATGTTATAGCAGTAGCTGTTAAACTGAACGAATTTGTAAATCAAAAATAAATTCTAATCAAAAAAACGGGCTACTTAGTAGCCCGCTTTAATTCTATTCCTAGAAAGTCTAAATTACATTAAGTTTGTAACTTTAACTGATCTGTAGTACTGGTTACGGTCTGCTGTGAATGTATCACCGTCAGTTGTTCCGTCACTCTGCATTACAAATGGGTT